AAAATTTCAGGCTCATCAAAATCTAGGTCAGCAATACCGTAAGGAACATTAGCTAACTGATCAACATATGCTAGTGCATCAACTAAATCATCATGAGTTAAAGGGTCAGGAAACTGAAACAGTTGATCTAAGAATCGGCTATTCCATTCACCTTTGTTTAATGTAATGTATCCATTTTCAAATCGTCCTTGTAATGCCCACATAACACGATCTGTTTTCTTTTTGTTACCATGACTAAGTTCTTCTACACGAAAGAACATACCGTAACGCTTTTGCATATCTATCAGAGGAGACATTACAGCCTGTTTAGCAATACCTCTTTCGATTCCAACTGACAAGGGACGGTAATCTCTAACGGCCTGAAATATCTTAGCTGCTGTTTCGTCAAGTGTCCATCGACCGTATATGATATTGTCAACATACCAACCATGCTCACTGACCTTAACCACGGCAATCGCTGTCTCGTCAAGCTTGGCGTTCTTAGTCTTCTTTTTGTTGACTTCTTCAAAGCCCGCCAAGTCAACGGCAATGTAATAATCTCCTACTTCAGGTTCTTCGTCGCTAAAAGAGACCCAGTCCTCTTTAAACATTTCCGACCCACGAGCTTCAAACGACGCCATAAATTCTTGACGGAACGCGTAAGAAGACATAGACCTTTTAGCAATGTCAATTTCACTAGGGTCCAGTAGTGGGTTATCATAAGAAGTAAAGTGCCAAGCTTTGTACGTAGGGTCATCATCTAGTTCCGCATATTTGTACAGTTCATAAAAGTGGTTCCTTCCCATAGGTGTACCAATAAACATGGCACATCCTTTTTGGTCAGCCAAGGCAGGTCTCAGGATTTGTTCAAATACATCGGGTTTCATGTCTGCGTATTCGTCTAGTACTAAGAACTTGAGGCTGACACCTCGCATTGTCTCTGGCCTATCGGCTCCCTTGAGACTGATAGTGGCTCCATTAATAAGCTTAATTTGAAGATTATTAACATGACTACCACTGATAACTTCATGCCCAAGTTCGAGAAGGGTGGACCACATGATGTCTCTGGCTTGTCCTTGAGTAGGTGCGACGTAAAATACATGGCCTCTGTCTGCCTGAAGTGCGTTAACAATTAACATCCATGCTGCTAACCTAGACTTACCTGTCCGTCGTCCAGCAGCTACTATTTTAAATCTTGTGTCGTCTGCCCAAACATCTTGCTGCCAAGGCAGTAGCTCTATATTAAGATCCATTGAATTTATTGAACACCGCTGGTGCTTCTAACAGATCAAATGTAACTACTACTTCGATGTTACCTGCACTGCCTGCTGATGCTCTAATGATGTCTCCCGGTTGTAGTACAAACACAGCATTACCGTCAAGCAACAAGTTTTCTTTTGACGATATGTTAGTGCCGTTATAAATGTACACGTCTGGAGTATCAGGGTCGGGTTTTTTTATAAACAACGTAATGTCATTAGTAGAGTTATGTAGGTTAGCTACAAACGCCATGTTCCAGTGAGCAACGTAACCAGCAGGAATTTGTACAACCTTTTGCGTACTGGTGTCTGTTAGGTTCTTGTTCTTTGTATATAGCATTAGGAATACGTCCACATAACTGGTGTTGTTCCACGGGTGTCAACGTGGATAAAGTCAGAAGCAACACCGATACCTGTAAATCCTAGCTTAAGAGCAGAGTTGACAAGCTTAAGGCGATCAGCGGCGTTTGTTATTTTTATATCTGCCGCGATCCCTTGGGCATGTGTGCCGGGTACTTCCTTTTTATTTTCTATGGGATGCATCGTAGGATGACGATACCCACTTGTTATTACAAAAGGGAAACCACAGTACGCCCGTAACTCATCAAGCTTCTCTAAGAACTCCATTTCCATATTATTAGTACCAGATACCTGACAATCAAACTCTTCTCTTGTGAAGTGTTTAAGACTCATCTACTACTTCTCCTTCTAATATGGTAGGTTGTCCTACGTCTACTGCACCAACACCACTAATGTTAATCTGTATGGCGTTGCGACCACCATCTTTAACAATATCTTTTTCAAAAGCAGCAACAGGAAGGATACGATCCATAACAAGTTTCCATGCTGCTGATTGATTCTTATGTTCTGGGTCTAACGCTGCATCAAAGATAGCGTCCATAACAGCACGAGAACGAGGAGAATTAAGCATACGTGCTTTGTACTCGTTGATAATGGCTGCATCACCCTTAGGTCGTCCAACAGAATTCCTGTTACCTTTCTTTTTACTAGTAACAGAACTTCTTTTAGGTCTACCCACTGGGTTTTTCTTTTCTGTCATACTGTATAGTCTCTACCTAGAAAGGGTTTCTGGTTTAATTCTTATACTTGTAGGTAATTAGTACTAGTAATAAGTACTTATACAAAGTACTGTTTGTTATTGATCTATATATAGGTATATTATAGCATACTTTTATCCATTTGTCAACCCCTAATAGCACTTTGTAGGGAAAATACACTGTATTTACAGCACAGATTCTATGCATTTACAGTGCAGATTAGACTTATGTCCCAGGATTATAGTAAATTATTGATATATAACTAAAAGATCTAGTAGTAAAGACTTCCAATTTTGCTCTTTTTTGTGTCTGAGAAGGATCTATTACGTTACGCAATTGTGTATGCGGCCCCCCGGTGTAGATTTTTGGCATGGATATTGCGCTGTTGACATAGGTTCTGTGACGTGCTAGGGAGAGTGAGAGTCTGTGGAGTACCCTCTAGGCTGCCGAACACTACATAGAATTAACTGGAGTTAATTTGACACCTAATACAGGTTTTAGTAATATGTACCTGTCGACGCAATAACGCGCGGCATAATTAACTGGAGTTAATATTATGACTAACATCGACAACAGAGGCGCAGGAGCAGTAGCGGCGCAAGCACAATTAGACGCGGACCTAAAGCCCATGGCGGCAATGATCAAAGGTCTAGCCAACGTCAAGACCAAGGAAGACATAGCCGAATTTATAGGCGGCTACGAAGGCGGACTCGTTGCGGGCGGTAAGCCGGAGTCATCCGTCAAGGTAATGAACAGCCGCGCACGTCGCATCGCGAAGACATGGACGGCAACAGACAAAAAACTGAACGATTGGCACGGGATCAAATCACCAGCTGACGGCCAAAAGCTAGTTAAAGCATTGTCGAAAGACTGTGGCGGCTTGACCGAGCTATACGAAAAGCTGGCACCAAAAGCCGCAGAGACTGAGCCAACGGCTGACCAGTCGGAATCAGAGACTGAAACGGAATCAACGTCGGAGCCACTCGCCAGCGATGCGCCAGCACTGCGTCACCTCTTGAGCGAATTCGTTCAGAAAGCGCACGAGAACGGCTACACCAACGACGAAATAAAATCACTTATCAACGAGACACTTTAACCCGCCTACACCGTAACACCTCAGCCGCCTTCGGGCGGTTTTTTTATGCCTGAATCCTATTTGACAATGATTCTCATTTAGGAGATAATGGTTCCATAGTGTGGTGAGACGTATGGTGTGGTGGTCGTCATGCTATGTCCTACAAATTAACTGGAGTTAATATTATGAAGATTAAATTCTTAAGTGGTCGTGAAGATCACGAGCGGTTGGGTATTGTCCCTGCGTTCTTTGCACAAGGCGTTCATGCCGCGAGGTTTGCTGGTGGTGGTATTGCTACCGTTGCAGATGAGATGAACGAAACTTACGGTATGGGTGGTTTCAGTGATCATTGGCGCGGAACCATAGATGATGCTGGTGTGTACCATGCGCCAGAAGATGAACCACTTGAGCCATTCGCTAGTGTGTCGTTTGGTGGGTGGACGATGTGGGCGTATCCTTACTCAATCTTTGGGATCAAGGACAGCGTAGGTAATCAACGTGTAGGGAGGTTTGACTGATGGGTGAAGTAGTAGAGCTGTTCAGCAAAACCAAAGTGTCAGCTAAGTGTCTGTTGTGTAAGAGTGTGCACAGTCGCTTAGTTGACACTGATTCGTGGGGTTGGTATCTTTGTACTGACAGGTTTGTACAGGACATCTTTGGTAGTGAGGATGCCAGTACGAGGGAGGTACTCGTGGGTAATAAGACGGGTGCTTATATGTGCGACAAGTGTCGTGATTCATTTGGTGAGGAGTACTAGTAATGAGTGATCATTTATTAACCGACCGTAACGGTATTACGGACATCCGTCGTAAGATCAATGGACTGCGTGGTGATATTGGGTACGATGTAATCAACAGTCCGCACAGTAATGAGTTCGAGGAGCTGGAAGTATTGCTCTCCGATGCAGTGGTGAAGTGTGATGAGATACATGACTTGATTAGTCATCACGTCTATGCGTATGATGTGACTGTGACTGTTACTCGTCGTGTGTATGTCAAGGCATCGGATGAGTGTGATGCAGAGCAAGCTGCTATCGACTATGCAATGGAGGAGCTGTCGCCACCGCTTGACTGGAGCGAGGATGATGTACAGGCGTTCCGTGATGAGTGCGAAGAGACCACTAGGGTCTATGATGTGGAGGTGTAAATATGGCTATTGATACATGGTATGTAATTCAGAAGTTCAATCGAAATGATTGGGAGTGGTATGAGCGTGACAGTGATGGCTCGTCTTACAACTCTACGTTCGACAATGCGCGTTACTTCTGTGATGTTTATGCAAAGGACGGAGAAGAAGTCCGTGTAGTGAAAGAGGAGGTGGTCTATGAACCCGATGCCCAGTCTGAGTAAGATGTCAGGCAAGCTGGAAGGTATACAAGCAATCAACACCAACACAGCAACGAACCCATTCTGTATCAAGGAGTCTCAGAAGCAGGATGGCAAGCGTATATGTGGTAAGTGCTACAGTGTCAGTATGCTTTCTACTTATAGGAAGAACTGTCAGCCAGCGTTCCAGAGGAACAGTGACATACTCGCTAGTGATGCTGAGTTCATATTGCCGCGTACCTCCGGTGCATTCGTGCGGTTTCATGGGCATGGAGAGTTGATAAATGAGCAGCATTTCCGTAACTTTTGTGCGATAGCTGAGGACAACAAGCACTCTACGTTTGCGTTGTGGACTAAACGTGTGGACTATGTACGTCCTAATCTACATCTTGTTCCTAGTAATATGATTCTTGTTTATAGTAATCCTATTGTTGACAGGATAATGACAAAGCCACCGCGTGGATTCGATCGTGTATTTAACAACGTATCGGAGGAGTTCGACGGAGAAGCCAACTGTACTGGACAAAAGTGTATGGATTGTTTACTATGCTACAAGCGTGACACCACTAAGGTGATCATCGAACATGAGAAGTAGGAGGACGTATGGGACGTGAATCGTGGGAGCAGTGGCATGACGATTGGCATGATCGTGATGAGTGTGTAGGTGATTATGCAGATGAGTATCACCAAGATGACATTGAAGCGTGGAAGGAGGAGAGAGATCGTGAGGTTGAAGTACCACATGACACACCAGCAAATAGCTGATGAACTAGGTATCAGTCGTCAGATGGTACGTGTTATTGAATACAAAGCATTGCGTAAGCTAAGTAGATCACCTATTCTTCAGGCTTATGCACAACACATAGATGATTACGTGGAGGAATATCATGGGCAGAAACACCCGTCGGTACGTTAGGAATCACAAGCCTCGCAGTAAATCAAGAGGTAATAATACCTATCACCCTATTAGCAAGAAGCGTAAACGTGTGGTATACTAATCTTTATAGACTATATAGTAAGTACTTAGTATTATTAGTATTACTACTATTACTAATTACTTACTACTTATTACTATCTAAATAGGAAATTATTATGGATGAGTCAAAGCGTAAGAACATGATCGAAGAGTTAACGGAAGATGAGATGTACAACGTCAACTACATGGCGGCTATGAACATGTTGTTCAACATGATGGCGATGGAGTTTGAGGCGATGGATGACAAGACGTTAGAGTCTCGTTACCTTTCTCGTTTTGGTACTAATAATACGGAGGTG